TATTATCCTTATGTTGCTGTGGGAACATATAAGCCAATTGATTCAAATGTTTGATATTTTGCATCTTAGACTCCAGATTACCTTTTGACCACTTGACCCAAGTTTCAAGACTATCAAATTGAAATTCAGGATGGTGTAGAGGATATTCCCGGTGGAATCCTGCCAAATTGGATTCTAGACCAAAATAACGGTAAAATTTGTAATACTCCTGACTTCCCAGAGGAATTATACCCAGATGGTGTCTATTGTTACTTCCTAACTGTGGATGAGGAAGATACACCTGTATATCCATATATTATTGGTGAAACCTTTGAAAAACTCCCTCTACACCAAGATTTTGACTTAGACCACTCACAAATCCAAAGATTAAGAAATCCATATCTCAAATCATCAAAAAGAGACTTAAAACTAGAAATATCAGGAATCATGTCTGGATCCATCAATAAAGTTGCTGTTCAGGATGGTGGTGTGGAAACTAATAGAGTTGGGGACTATTTGTTCTTTGATGACACAAACACTGGTGGTGCAGGAGCACAGGGACTAATTTCACACATTGAAGGTAAGGAAGTCCTTGAGGGGGTTGGGACCAGACTTACTACCAAGATTATTTCCCACAGACAACTTTTGGACCTAACAGACAATGTAGAGGATGATGGAACTGCTAAAACCTTTACATTTGTCGAAACTAAAGATGTTAGGTCATTTTCTGTTGATAATTACGCCAAAGCTAAAGTATCTGAATATAAACCAGATATTAGAGAATTAAAGTGCCAAACTTACTCAGATGAGTTAATTTTGGAAAATGACGGAATGTATGACCACAATAGACAGTTTTTGAAAGTTGGGACTGTTACACCACTAGATGAACTAGAAACCACCAAAAGGTTGTTTGTGGATGATATTAGGAACTTTGAAGTTGGAGATACTGTAGAAATCAATAATGGATCACTTGATGATGAATATATCGAAAATGAGATCGTAAAGATTGAACAGATCTATGCTTCTGGATCAATGGTGGTTATTAGGGGGTTTGAAGAAAATCCTTTGGAAATACCTGATGGAACTGAAGTTATGAACACATCGAGGTATGTTTATACTATTATTACTAGAGAAGATGTGTTTATGAGTATTGGTGACACTATTAATGTTCAGGGGTCACAATATGATGAAGTCAATGGAGAACATCAAATCATTGCAGTAGATGACAGGTCATTTAGGTTCTTTGTCACACAAGAGTATGAAGCAGAGAATACGATTACCTATACCACCAGTAGTCCCATTGAGATGGGTAAGGTATCACAGATCAAGGTTACCTCACCTGGATATGGTTATGAGTCTTTACCCAAGATTGAAGGTGTGGTCAAGAAACCAATTGACAGAGCCTTGACAAAGATCAAACTTGAAGGTGGTGAAATCAGAGGTGTTGATATTTTGTTTGGTGGGTCAAGATACACTAACCCCACTGCCATTTTTGTGGACGCTACTAATAATGGATATGGTGCAGAAGCAAGGGTGGAAGTTAGTGATGGTAAGGTCACTAACATTGTGGTCACCTATCCAGGAACCAACTACATTGAACCTGCACTATACCTAGTGGAGAAGGATGGTAAGTATCTACCACTTACTGATGACATTGGTGGTATTAAGTCCATTAAGGTTATTAATCCCGGTAGAAATATTTCTGCTGACTTATCCTTAAGACCAGAACTACAGATCACCACTAGACTGGTATTGTTAATTGAAGAGGGAGAATTCAGTGTGGGTGACCAAGTATTCCAAGGCACCAAGTCTAATATGATGTGCACTGCTAATGTGATTGGTGTCGATTACCAGAGAAATATCTTGATGGTCAATGATATATTTGGTATTATTAAGGAAGGTGAATACCTAAACAATGTTGATGGGGCCAAAGCCATGGTTCTAGTATCTGGTCAGTCAGATTGTAGAGTCAATGTTGATGATGTAGCTAAACCAGCTGGTGACTTTATTGATGACAAGAGTAAAGTAAGTGAAGCATATGCTGTCATTCAAGACTCTTACAGATACCAGTGGTTCTCTTATGTGATCTCATCACCATTACAACAGATGGAATATGACACTTTTGTCAAAGAAATTATCCACCCTGCTGGTTTCATTCAGTTTGGTGATGTCTCCATTCACGATTCCACTCAAAGTGGATCAATAATCCTTGATGAAACTGCTTTTTATAATGATGGTAACTCAATGGCACCTCTCTTGATTAGTGGCGACTTGGAAATTCCTCTGATATTGGGTGATTCGACAACAACAGAGTTTTGGATAAATACACAGTAAGTCTCTAGCTAGCACCTTGGCACAGCAATATAACCTCATAAACCTGGAAGAACTGTCAGTCCTCGATGTAGTGACTGGTGAAGAATTGTTGCTAGTCACAGATGAAGACCAGTCCAAACAATTAGTACTCAAGGAAGTATCAAACTTCACCTTGAAGAATCTAGATATTGATTTGGTTCCTGTTGGAAATCTCTCATTGGGATCTGAAGATAATAACTGGGATCGTGTATATGTCGATCATATTGTAATCGATGGTTATAAAATTAAAGTTGTCGATGGCAGACTTACATATGATGGAAATGATGTTGCAGTTAGAGATGACTTTGACTTTATTACATCAGAAGACTTAAAACTAGCAAATGGTGTTGTACCATACCTTAATACTATATTCGATCCTATTTTTCCACCACCCAGGAATGTTAATCGTCAGGATCAATACAATAATTGGGTCGTCTCTACATTTAAGTCTTTTAATGAAAACAAAGCAGACCTAGAAAATGGTAGGCTACCAGAATCACAATTACCAATTAACTTTGGAGCTACTGGTGCTACCGGTCCTATTGGTATTACAGGTTTACAGGGTGAGTCTGGGGCTACTGGTAGTACAGGACCCATTGGTGACACTGGACCAACTGGACCTATTGGTGCCACTGGTTTCTATGGTGAGTCTGGTGCAACTGGAAGTACAGGACCTGTTGGTGCAACTGGACCGGCTACTGGTCTTCTTATCTTCAGGGGAGAGTGGCCAGCTGGCGGACTTGACCAGGTTGTAGACCCAGTTCAGGGTGATACTTATAAAGACCCAAGTGCCTTTGAATATTATGCCTGGAGTGGGACAGAGTGGGTTAGTGTGGGTGAGGTCCTCAGAGGAGCTACTGGACCTATTGGTGCCACTGGTTTCTATGGTGAGTCAGGAGCAACTGGTAGCACTGGTCCACAGGGTGAGACTGGTCCCATTGGTCCGGTTGGATCGACTGGTATTCAAGGTGAATCGGGTGCCACTGGTAGTACAGGTGCTTTAGGACCTAGAGGTTCTACTGGTCCTATTGGAGCAACTGGTTTTATTGGTGAAACTGGAGCAACAGGACCACAAGGGGAAAGTGGACCAATTGGACCTATCGGATCAACTGGTTTAGTGGGTGAAACTGGCATTCAGGGTGCGACTGGTCAGGTTGGTATCACTGGATCTACTGGTTTACAAGGTTCCACTGGATTGGTCGGACCAACTGGTGATTCTGGAGCAACAGGCCCAGTTGGTAACACAGGACCAGTTGGAGATACTGGAGCCACGGGTATTCAAGGTATTCAAGGTGAAACTGGTCCAGTTGGACCTAAGGGTCTTGATGCAGATTCAATGTTCACCTTTAGAGGTGATGTCCCTGGTGATGATCTCAATAATATTGTTGATCCAGACATTGGTGATGTTTATACAATGTTAGATATCTTCTATGCTTGGAGTGGTCTGGAGTGGGTGACTCTCAATGATGCTTTGGGATTTGATGTGCCTTCTTTACAACATGTTGTTGATATAGATTCGAACTTGAGCACACCTATTAATTTTTCTGGTAATGTAACCTCAGGATCACACTTCACCACTAAAAATTTCACTGATGAAAATTACCTGACCAGGGACTTCAGAACCCTTCCAACTGCCTAATAAATACAAAAAACACCATCGTAATGGCATCTATAAACACCAACGATCTAAGGGTTAGGAACGCCAAAAACCTCATTGACTCATTCTCCAGGGATGAGTCATATGTGTTTATAGGTAAATCTACAGAATGGGATACGAATATTGTTTCTCCTATGGTCCCAAGACAGGATGCAGGGGATAATTCACCACCATACCCAAGAAACAATGATGATGATTTCTATACAATCTGGGACAATATGTTGTCCCTCAAAAAGGTAGATACTAATAAAGTTTTTTATATGATTCCCAGAATCAGTTGGACTTCTGGGGTTGTGTATGACTATTACAGACACGATTACACAGACAAGAATAAGTCATTCTCAAATGCATCTAATCTGTATGATTCACTCTTTTATGTGATCAATCAGGAGAGAAATGTATATGTGTGTCTAGACAACAACAAGAACTCTCAGTCACTGGTAGAACCACTAGGAGCTGGCGATGAACCCTTCTACACCAGTGATGGATATCAGTGGTTGAGATTGTTTAGAATCTCATCCTACACCATGAATAACTACTCCACCAATAATTTGATGCCAGTGGAGAATATTGATGTTATTCATAGACAGTTTGGTGAAATCAATACTGTGATCGTTGATTCACAAGGTAATGACTACACCACATCACCAGCAGGTTATACCAACCAAGTCTCCTACTATTTCTGTCATATTGTAGGTGATGGTAGAGGTGCTGTAGCTAGAGTGTATGTTGATAGTGGGAAGATTACAAAGATCAGAGTAGAGAGACCAGGACTAGGATATACCAAGGCTAAACTGGATTTCTCACCAAATAATGTATATACATCTCTAATTGATCTAGACAACAATCAAAATGGCATCAACCCTCTTGGCGATGGCACCTTTGTTAGTACTGTGATCATCGGTCCTAGAGATGGGTGGGGATGTAGGCCAGTAGAAGTTTCTCCCATGTCAACACAGGATGAAATTAGAGATTGTAGGTTTAAGTTGGCAAAACAACTCGGTGGTACAAGAGTCTGTGTATTTTCCAACCTAAAGTACAATGAGACAGACTTTATGGACAATATTCAGTTCAGACAACTGGGTATTATTCAGGATATAGTCGGACACAGGAGAGAAGATGGATTGGGAATGTCCACTTCTCCAGAAACACTTAGTGCTGTCAGAGCTATCAAGGTACTAAGAACTAGAGGTAAGAAGTCAGAGTTTTATGTTGGTGAAACTATTCGACAGGAAGTACCTTATAGACAAAACTCTGACGAGTCTAGAACTGCACTCGGTACTGTGGTTGGATGGACGGAAAATGAATATTATACCATTATTAGGTACATTCAAGACCACTCACTGCACACTGACACTGATGGATCCCTATACAGGTTTCAAGGTGCATTAAATATACAAGGTGATACATCAGGTGGTGAAGTAGTACCAGATAGTATTTTTAGTGGTGAACTAGATGACTTGACCTTTAGGTCAGGGTATGCCCAACCAGAAGTTATCCCATATTCTGGGACTTTGACCTATCTGACCAACCTACCACCTGTTCAAAGAGTGAACACTCAGACAGAGAGAATCTCCCTATTAATTTCATATTAATATAACCTCAAATATGTCCAATAAATACATAAAAAACATCTGGTGATGCCAATACTCTCCAACACCAATCGTAGCCCATATTATGATGATTACGATCAGAATAAGAACTTCCATAGAGTAGAGTTTAAGCCTGGCTATCCAGTTCAAGCTAGAGAGTTAACTCAGCTGCAAACGATTATTAACGATCAGTTTGAGCAACTAGCTGGTAAGTTTTTTAAGAATGGTGATACCATCATTCCTGGTGAGTATAGTGTAGGGATCCCTGCTGCCTATGTAAGATTATCTTCTATCACACAGGGTTCTAGAGCTGCAGACTATATTGGTTATACACTGAGGGGAGTAGTATCAGGAGTAGAGGCAGTAGTCACATTTGCAGAAGATGCAACAGATGAGGATGACACAACATTCTTTATCAACTACATTTCATCAGGTGAAGAGAAGGAAGAGGTCAGTTTCACTGAAGGAGAGACACTGGAGTCTGACACACCTAATTTCTTCACTGCTGTTGTAGGTGTATCTGAGACAAGTAAGCCTGTAAATACCAAACCTATGGGTTTTGGTAGTCTAGTCACTGTCAATGAAGGCAGTTACTATGTGAATGGTTTTATGGTGAGGAACAGAGAGCAAACTATCTCTCTGGACAAATATAGCACCAAACCCACCTGTGAGGTAGGTTTTATTGTCGATGAGGACTTCATTACTTCAAATGAGGACCCATCACTACTAGATAACGCCCAGGGTCACTCAAACTTTGCTGCACCTGGTGCTGACAGACTTAGAATCTCACTAATCCTATCTAAGAGACAAGAGGATACAGAACTACCTAACTTTATCTCTCTGATTAATATTCTACAGGGAAATATCATTGGTAGTCCCTCCCAGAATGTCAAATGGGACTGGTTGTATGACCTACTAGCCAAGAGAACCTATGATGAGTCTGGTGACTATACTGTCACCGAGTTCCCCATCGATTTGTTGGAGTATTGGAACTCTGAGATCGTAGATGGTGTATTTGACCCCGAACCAGAGAAATATGGTGACGAGACACCCTATCCACCAGTACCACAGTCAGGGGAGACACAACCACTCAGTTTTGATGACGCTGATGGATACTACTCAGTAGAGGTATCACCTGGTAGTGCTTATGTTCAGGGATATCATGTAGGATACAAGAGTCCTTTCTATGTTTATGGTAATAAACCCAGAATTCATGAGTTCATTGACGATACCTACACACAGATCAACCCAGGTATCTTTGTCAAGGTTAGTAATGTATATGGTTCACCAGACTTTGTGAATGGTGATGAGGATGTAGATACCAGAGCATTTGACTCTATTATCAGTTACAGAAACTTCATTGACGGTCACGTTGGTGCTAGTTTCACTGGTAGTGACTTCGAAGGTACAACCAGACCTCTAAACGTAGGTAATGCACCATGGACTACCTACCACATTCTTACAGATAAAGAGATTGGGTTACTCACCATCACCAGTGATGAAAGGAATGATGGTAAGACGGTACAAGTAGATATCAACGGTCAACAGTGTACTGTTGTGTATCCAATCACTGTTTTGGATTTTGGTAGTCTAGAGGGTGGTAGAATCCTGACACAAGAGGATGAAAACATCACCACTCAGGATGGGTTCCAACTAGCGGTTGATACCAATTCCACACCTAACTCTACTGTTGCCGCACAGAACAGTATTGTTGTCAATGTCCCAGAAGGAACAGTCATTAGGGGGGATGTCATTGGTAATCAGGGTGCAAGGGCAACTGTCGTTATGAAGATTAATCCTGTCAAGACAGGTGTAATTGATCCCAAGTATTTCTATTCTGATTCTCTAGTTACTGATAAGATTGGTGATATTGATTCACCTGGCTCCACATTCAAGTTCAACTCTTCCTTCAATCTAGGTATTCTCAGTTCTGAGTATTTCACTGAGTTTGTTGTCATTGAGAACAATGATGGTGAAGTTGAACAGTGGAAACTGTCCATTGGTAAGTTAATCTTTGGTAAGACCAGTAGAGCCTCAGCTAAAATTGAGGACTACTTCAAGGGTAAGTTAACAGTATCTAATATCAATGGCCAGTTTATTGAGGGAGAAGATCTGGCGGTAGAGGACCCCACTGATGTACCTGAAGTAGAACTCGGGTTCATTATGAACGAGGTGGGTCAGTTTATAACCCAAGAAAATAACGGAAAGCTCATCTATAACGTTGGTACTGGGTCAGTTTCCACTGGTGCAAGACTTCTTAGGTCTGGTGAAGTCATTGACCTACACTTCAATGGCATCTTTGGTGACTCAGATGGTGGTGGTGGAGACAGTTCCAACGGTGGTAGTGGATCCGCCGATGGTGACGGTTCCGGTGGTAATACCATCAATATTGAGATCAATAATCAAAACCCACAGGATGTATACACCAGTAATGTCAAACTAACCCACCCAACTACAAGAATGGGTAGAGCCGGTAGTATTGACATGCCAGATGAGTTTGGGTTTGAAACACAGGAAGGTGCAAACTACTGGTTCTATACAGCAATCAAGAGTATTGTATTTGGAGAGGAAGCAAATAATATTCACCTATCACCTAACCCTCCCGCTAACCCAGCTAAGGAAGATCTATGGGTTGATGAGCATGATTATGTAACCTATATCTGGGATGGTAACTACTGGATTGGTATTACTGCTCCCGATGAGACAGGTATTGATCCAGACCTACTACCCAAGGAATCAACCTCAATATCCAAACTATCCTTGAGAGAGTCTCTATTTGATCTACCCCAACAACAACCACGTGTTGATGATGAGACCAGTGGTCCTTCTGATCCCTTCAGTCTTGCAGAAGAGAACTTCATCACACTACTGGGTGTTGGATCACAACTCGACCTATACAAGTCCAGAAAGGACTCATCAGGTAGAAGTGTCTCAGATTACGAGTATGACTCAGAGACTAACTCACTTAAACTGACTGAGGATGGTAGAGCAAGAATTTACAAGTATGCTTTCTTCAATCCAGAGCAGGCACTAGTTACTCCTAGAATTAACTACGAGATCATCACACAGAATAATATCAGAGGATATGCTGTCACCTCTCCTGCTAAAATCACAAACACACTGAAGAAGACTAAGTCCTTCTTCTCTGAACTAGCTGATATCAACAACTTCACCTCTGAGATTGCTCTGGATAATGCAGTGGGTGGTGATGTCTACTCTGTTGCTAATGGATCTTCCTTCACTGGTGTGATGGGTAAGAACTTTGTTGTATGTGACAACTTTGCTGGTGATGCATCAGAAGACCTTGTTGGTGGTGATGTAGTAGCTATCACTAGCAACAACGGTAGTGTTCAGTACAAGGTAGTCCTGTTTGCTACAGTTCCCTTTGGGTATGCTAAGTCCAAGACCAAGTCCTGTATCTACTTCACAACCACACTGGAGAAGAATGTATCCAGTAAACAGATTCAAAGACTAAGAGTCAGAAGTCATGGTGATACTACTGAGTCACTCATCTATCAACTACCTGTCAGTGTAGTTCACTCACTGGAAACAGATCCTAATAATACCGATATTGAGTACAAGGTATTCAGACAGTTTGCGGGTACACTGGACAAGAACCAGACAGAGATCACCTTCAGTACAGTCAAGAGTAATGAGTACTTTGTCTCAGATCCACTGAAGACAACTATTGTTGTATCTAAACTCACCTTCAGTAACGAGAGTAGTCAGAGCAACCTAGAGGGTAGGATCCTACAACTAGCTCAAGTAGATCCTATTTCTATCGGTGACAGTGGACGAAAGATCACATACAAACTATCAGCACCTCTACCCGAACAGGCGATCATTAAAGCTATTTGCCCTGTTGCCATCAAGAACGCCAAGGCAAAGAGAAAGATTCTTATCACTGACACCACCAAGACGATCACATATGATAAGGACAACATCTATAACCCCACCTTGTCACCTGCCACCCAAAGAATCATCGAACTAGATCACGCTGATGTATATCGCATCAACTCTGTGACCAGTGGTGGTAAGGATGTCACTGATGACTATATCTTTGACGATGGACAGAGAGACACATACTATGATATTTCGAAACTAGTCAGGAAGAGTGGTAGATCAGTACCTACTGAGGAACTGATTGTCAACTATGACTACTTCGAACACGAGAGTAGTGTTGGTGCTGACTTCTTCAGTGTTGACTCCTACCTACACGAAAGAGGTGTGTCGTATGGTGACATTCCTGTATACAGACCCTCATCCGTCACACCTAAGGGTGCAATGACCTCTGAGAACAGCAACCTATCCATCAAACTCAGGGATTGTGTTGACTTCAGACCTATTGTCAATACCTCAGGTGAGAATGCTTCCTTCACTCCTATCCTCACTGATAGACTCACAGAAGACTCCACTAACTATGACACACTGAAGGTTGATGGTACTGCCAACGCACATGTACCTAGAATTCCTATTCCTTCTACTCAGTTCAAGGCTGATATTGACTTCTACCTACCTAAGATTGACACCCTGTTCCTAGACAAGTCAGGACAGATGATTATTAAGGAAGGTGAACCCTCTAAGAACCCTGTGGCACCACCTGACTTGGCAACAGGTATCAGACTCTATGACCTTCACCTCCCTGCCTACACATTCAGTGTAGATGACATTGTTGTCAGAAAGTATAACCACAAGCGTTATACCATGAAGGACATCATGGATATTGACAAGAGAGTCAATAGAGTAGAGAGACTAGTTACACTATCACTACTAGAGCAAAGTGCTCTTAATATGTCTGTCAGAGACGCCGTGACAGGTCTAGACAGGTTCAAGAATGGTATTGTAGTCGATACCTTCAAGGACCACTCCAAGGGTGATGTGGGTAGTGATCAGTACAGATGTAGTATTGACCCCAAGGAGTCACACCTCAGACCTTCCTATGTGGTTGACCAGGTAAGACTTGAGAACAAACACCAGACCCAGGAAGAGATTGATAAGTTTGGTTCATACAGAATCAACAACGGTGTGATCACCTGTGACTATGATGATGTTAAGTTCATCAGTCAACCAGTGGCCACCAGGTCTACTAAGATTCAACTTAGGACCACATCTACCTCTGAAGGTAATATCATCATGAGCCCTGCAATGGACACCTTCTATGATACTTCCACTGCACCCAAACTGGTCGTCAACAATAACAACCTCTATGATGCTATGTTAAACCTGACAAAGGATCAGGTAGAAGCGAGCACCGGAACTGTTTGGACGGAATGGGAGACAGGTGGTAGAACACCAACAGACAGAGTGAACCAACTGGGTAGAGAGACAGGCAACTCTAGCACCACTGACCAGAAGATCAGCAACTTCTTCACAGCTGGTTCTGTAAGAATTGCCTCCTCTTCCTCCGCCGCACAACAGGCAAGGAACGAGTTCCACCTCGGTTCTGATGTCTCCACCAGTTCTGTACAACCGACCTCCTTTGGTGACAGAATGGTAGACATTCAATTGTCTAAGACAATGAGAAGTATCCCTGTCTATATCAAGGCAGAGAGACTCAAACCACTCACCAGATACTTTGCCTTCTTCGATGACATCGACGTATCTAGATGGTTCTGTACTGACAAAATAGAGGACGACTTCTCTGATGGTAAACAGAGATACTCTGGTAGTCCTAACGACAACCCAGCAGGGTTTGACCTACCCATCGTTTCTGATAGTGAGGGTAATATCACTGGTGTATTCATCATTCCTAACGGTAGAGCACCTGTAAGTGGTAGTGTATTCACAGGTAGAATGGAAGACCTGGAATACAGAACAGATGGGACCACAAGATCCTTCTCAGTGGGTCAGAAGTCATTCAAGTTAGTATCTAACTCTAGTCCAGCTGCTAACCTGACTGATATTGGTGGATATGCTAAGGCTGACTTTGTATCCAGACCAGTCATCATGGACAAACAGGAGTCTGTTATTTCTACAAGATTACCTGAACAAACAACCAACACCACACTTAGAGAGGATGTAAGAATCAATTATGATGGTGATGGTAATGAGTATGACCCCTCTGGTGTACCTTCCCCAGTACCCACACCCTATGATCCCATTGCACAAACCTTCATTGTTGACACTAACAACCCCAATGGTGTATTTGTCACAGACCTAGACCTATTCTTTAGACAGAAGGATATGGTACAGGGTGTTGAGGCATACATCGTATCCACAGAGGGTAATGTTCCTACATCCACTATCCTCCCACACTCTAGAGTGGTGATGCCCAGTGACACTATTATCAGGGTTCAGTGTGAACTACACCCAGCAGTGAGTAATACTAGACTACTTGCTGGTACTGTATTCAAGGGTCAGACTTCAGGTGCTACTGGTATTATGAAGTCAGCTGTCACCTTCCAGTCAGCTGATGAGAACCCAACGACTAATGTCACTAATACAGTGTATAACATTGTACTTGACAACTATCTGAATGAGTTCATTCCAGGTGAGAATATTGTACCTGATGTAAGACCTGAGAACAGAAATACATTTAAGATCGTTGAAGATGAGGTTACCATCAATAGAATCGATATCCTTGACATGGGTGAAGGATACAACAGTAACAACGTTGTAGAGATTGGAGAACCAGACCTACCTGGTGGTGAGAGAGCAACTGCAGAACTAAGAGTTGCAGAGAACCTGGGTGGTAAGGTCTATGAAATCGTAGTCACCAGTTCTGGTAGTGGATATACCAAGGCACCTGGAGTGAGTATTATTGGTTCCGGTTCTAAGGCACAAGGCAAGTCTAGAATCACAGGTGGAAGAAAGGCTGTCACCATGGGTGTAGCCACATCTGACGATGCAACTGCACCCACCAAGTTTAGGTTCCATGCTCCTGTGTATCTACAGGGCAATACCACCTATGCCTTTGTGGTCAAGTCACCCACTTCTGACAAGTATTCTTTGTGGACTTGCAAACTTGGTGAAAATAAAGTCGGTACTGCATCTAGGGTGGTACAACAACCCAACACTGGTGTTGTATTCACGTCTCAGGTCGATGGTATCTGGAACGAGGATCCCTCACTTGACGTTACCTTCAACCTCAGAAGAGCAGAGTTTAAGTCTGGTCTCATTGCACAACTAGACCTACAGAACGCACCTCTGACATCTAGAATTATTCAGAAAGATCCTATTGCAACAAACCTATATCCAGACCCCAGTATGTTGCTCGTGTATCACTATAACCATGGATTCTCCCCTGGTGACCTCGTCGTTATTGACGGCGTAGAGGGTGCACCTGGTGGTATCTCCAACGAGTTCATCAATGGTGTCCATGAAGTTGTCAATAGTGATCTAGATGACTTTACTATTAAGGTGGATGCAGCTGCTACTAGAACTGCCAAGAGTGGTGGTACACGTGTCAGATGTACATACAATAGACCATACGAGGCAGTCAACCTCTATTCAGGAGCTATGACGTTCCCATCAACTCTACTCACTGCTTCCAGTAGAGCGACAGAGTATGCTGGTGTTAGATCACTACAACCCGATGGTTCAGTGGGTCAATACAACAAGAGTAATGAGTACAAGTTATCAGCTGATGTAAATGTTCCTATCATGGATACATTCTACTACACGGGTTCTAAACAAGTTGCTCACCAACTGAATGAAGTGCTTTATAAGGATGATCTACACCTGAATGGTAGAAAGTCACTGGAAACTATGATTACCATGGGAACTCAGGATCCTAAGGTATCACCAGTCATTGACCTTGACAGAACTAACATGACTGTCATTAGGAACATGGTGGACAACCCAACAGATGGAACTAAACTAGATTCCAGAAGTAGATCCACGTCACTGGATGACACGTTCTACAGAAATGAGACATTCAATAATGGTAGTGTGTTCTCGAAGTGGGTCTCCAAGTTGTTTGTATTTGAGAACCAGTGTGATGGTATTGAAGTTAGACTAGCTTCTATCTTCTATGATGTATCTGACATCAAAGTCTACTACAAACTCAGAACAGCTGGGTTTGATGGTGACTTCAGTAAGGTGAACTGGATTCCTTTCAACCCCTCACAAATCAAACCTGGTGAGACAAGAAAGGATTCAGATGGTAACTACATCAGAACACCAGGTCTACCTGATAGTGTTGATGTTATCAAACCCAGAAACCCTGTCAATGTAGATCCTAAACTGATTCTAGATGATGAGTGGCAGGAACTATCCTTCACAGCTCAGGATCTATCTCAGTTTGATGGGGTTGCCATCAAGATTGTTATGACTGCTTCTAACCCAGCATTGGCACCATTGATTGATGATTTCACCCTTGTGGTGTCAGAATAAATATCTTGTGTGACAAAATTATGGACAAAGTAGAGGGACATCAGGGACTTTACAAAGATGAAGAGTCTGGTGTAATTATCAACAGGTCAAACAGTGAAAGGGAGAGATATAGAATCTCCAAGGAACAGGCTATGAAGAATATCAAGTCCCAGGAGGATATTGATACTATGAAACAAGAACTCAGTGAGTTGAAGAACTTACTACAACAACTACTCAGGAAGTAACATGGCTGCAGCATATCAAGTAAATATTGCTATCTCTGCAGGTTCTAACTTTGCACAAGAGTTCTATGTCACAAACCCTGACATGACACCCAGAGATATCACTGGATGTCAGTTTGCTGGTAACCTGAGTAAACATGCAGTGTCAGTCAATGCTGTAACCAGCACATCTAAGACACCAGTCTATAAAGTCATTCCCTTCATGACTAGAGTAGTTGATGGTAAGAAAGGTATTATTGAAATCAGTATGTCACCTCATACCACCAACCTCATCAAAGAAGGTAAATATGTTTATGATGTAGTCATCAAAGAGGCTACAGGTGAAATTAATAACATTGTAAGTGGTCTGGCATTTGTATCTAAAACCTTCGGAAATCTACCTGGTGAATACATTTGGGATGGTGGTGGAGCTGCTGGTGATGATTCAGGTATTATCCTGGATGGTGGTACAGCCAGTCTATAAATAAATACAAGAAATAGTCATCAGAACCCATGGCAACAAAGATAACCAAAATTCAGGTACGTAGAGACGTAGCCTTAAACTGGGAACAGGTAAACCCTATTCTATCAGTAGGTGAAATCGGTCTTGAGACTGACTCTGATGCCGTAGGTGGTGCGTTTAAGATTGGTGATGGTCAACATGAATGGAAGTTACTTGATTACTTTGGA